ACGTCTTGTTAGAAACACAAGAAATGCCGATGCTGTCGCTGTTGGGGATGATGGCTCCGTTAATCTTGCTAATCGCACAGTCAACGGTCTAAACGATGTTCGTGGAGCAGAAATAAATCTTGAGAAGCGAGGCCTTGAAGTTCTTGGACGTGACGAAAGAGATGCACTTGTTGCAGAACAAGAAGCAGAACTTGAAAGACGTAGAGCAGCACTTACCGAATTCCAAAATAGACCAAACATCATGCAGATTGTTAGCGATGGAGCTGCAGCCGCACTTGACTGGTTAAAAGGTCTATTCTCATTTGATAGTGCTGGTGATGTAATCAAGTCAGCAATCAACTTAGCATTTCTACCAACCAATATTGCAATCAAAGTGTTTGGTAGCATTGGTTCTTGGTTCGCAGGCTTGCTTGGATTTGATGAAACTTCAGATGCATTGAAAGAAGCAAGTGAGTGGTCAATCGGTGATTTGGTCGGTATGGCTTTTGATAAAATCAAAGAGTTGTTCGCTAATATGCTAGACTTCTTACCATCGTTTGATGATATCAAAGCATCACTTACTTCAATGCTACCATCTTGGATGCGTCCAGAAAACGTGGCAGAGCAAAGAGCAAGTATCGAAGAAGAGATTGCAAATCAACAAGCCGAGATTGCTGGCGGTGACGAAAGAAACTGGCGTGGTAAGTCACGTGAAGCAATCATTGCAGAACTACAAGAAGAGTTAGCATCTCTACCTCAAATGAACGTAGGCGGCATCATTGATGCGGGTGAAGGCTCACCAGTAATGCTACACGGACAAGAAGCTGTTATTCCGCTTGACAATCCAAAAGCACAAAGCTATTTGACTGGCATGGCGGCAGTTAACTCTGCAGCATCAGCAAGTGCAAGACCGTCTAATAATAATCTTGTATCTAATAGTGGCAACAATGTTGATAATAGTAGCAGACAAACAACGACTACTTACGTATCACCATCACGACCGAGAGTTGGGCCTGATCCAGCCGCAGTATAAGAAAAAGGGGGCCGAAGCCCCCTTTTGTTTTTTAGCTAGACTATCTTATTAATCGTCTGCTAAAGACTTGAAGAAATCTAGGTCGTCATCATCATTTGTCGATGAAGAGAACGAAGACTCTGCAAGCTGTGGAGATGGAGCCTCATCCATAGTCGGAGCTGAACGCTCCTTAAACTTAGGAGTGAAGTCCATCTCCGGCTCATCGTCCTCGGCAGTCGTCGTGGGTGCGTGTTGACTGCCATCAAGTCCCAATACTTTGTAGAGTTTTGCTTTCAACTCATTATAAGACTTGAAGTTTTTAGGTTCGATGATTTCTTGTAGAGAGTGTTGGGACTTCCAAACACTTTCTAGCTTTTCATCATCATCTAACAATACGCTAGGCGTATCGAAAGACGAAGGCTCGTATGTGCGATACCCACCATCGCCATTACGTGCTTTTAGTTTGAAGTTCGCACCTTCCCAAAAATCAAATGGGTTAAGTGGAGTCTCATCTTCAAACTCTGGGTTCATAGAAGCATTTAGCTTATCGAAAATTTTCTTACCAAACTTATACTTGAAGACTTTGCCTTCGTTCTGTGGATTGGCAGGATCTTTCACGACATAGATATTTGCATGATATGAAAGACGGCGCTTCTGTTTCCGTGCGATGTCTTTGTTTGCATCTACACCAGAATTCCATAGCTGTGAGTTATACTCAGACACTGGATCATCTTGACCAATAGTAGTCAAAGAGTTTTCAATATACCAGCCGCCTGGGCCTTGAAAGCCATGGTCGAATACACGAACGAATGGAAGGTCTTCGCCTGACGGTGCAGGTAGGAAGCGAATAATAGCATAGCCATTACCAGCTTTATCTACTTCGAGTTTCCAGTAGTCATCATTTCGATTATTTGAGGTGTTGTTATCTAGTTTCTGAAGCTGTGAATTTAGCTTGTCGAAGCTGGATGTGCGTGATTGCTTAAGTGCTGCAAAAGATGAAGTCATATCGTATCTCCTTGTATGAACGATTTATTGCGGTTTGTGAAACGTTATATTACTATATTTCGTTGTATTTGTCAAGTAGTATTTTCCTCATTTTGTCTTTATCATACTGTAAAAATGGTCGATATTTCTTGACAAGGTTATTTATATCAGGGAAAACTATCTGGTCAGAGATATTCTTCTCCCAATATTTCGTGCATTTAGAAAGTTCACATAGAATCACTAGTGACTCTAGGCTTACCCTCTTCATGTTGTAAAGCTTTAGAAGCTTTGGATGCTGACCATTCTCAACATAGAAGTTCATGTTGTAATCGTCATCATCAAGGTTAACTATATCAGATTTGAACTGATATGTCAAGGACTGTTTTCGCTTTTTCCAATCTAAATATATTTCTTCAGCTTTTGGTTCAAGCAAATCACCAACCCAAGATTTTGGTGACACTAGCAGGTTTGCTAGTATTAATTCTTCTGCGTTTTTATGCTTAGATAGCTTATAGAACTGAAACTTATCTTTGCGATTTTCAAACGCCATTGATGAGGCGTTCACTTTACCATTATATTTGAAGAAGTCATAACTGGTAGTAAAGTGTCTCTTCATCGCCAGATAATAGATGTATAAGTCATAAGCGTCTTTTGTGCTGTATAACTTGTCTGCTGCCATCAAACTGGTAACCTCGTAACTTTGTCTACCATATTCAACTCTTCGGCTTCAACGTGAACCTTTGCTTTGAGTATGGGAGACCTTCGTATAATTTCGCCGACCACTTCGATTTCGATCTGATTGCGCTCTGCAAACTCCACAATAGCATCGATATACGTAACGCCGCCGCCGATAAGACTTTGTATTTCATTCATAATAAATTCGGAGTTTAATTCTTTCATATGCTTAGTGCGTTCCTGATTTCTGTTTTCTTGTGATCTCTGCCCATTCTATATGCCATGACAAAAAGACTCACTTCTTTGGGATCTGTAGTTATAGTTTCATCACCAATCTTAACATATGATTCACCGTTTATCTTAACAGATAGACCATATGTGTTTCCACTTATGCCTGGAACATTAGCCATTTAGCACCTGAAATCCTAAAGCCCAATTCTCGGCTGCGCTTTCGACATAATGAACTGACTTACCAGGAAATTCTTTCTCGGTCACATATTCGCCATTGTTATCATAGACGACCATCTTATAACCAGACTCTTCTTTAACTACTTCGGCTCTCGCTTTGAAGCCACCTTCTTCTTTAAAATAAGTTGATATTACTGTCATTGCTTACTCCTTCTCACTTTACCATAAAACCCATTCTAGGTGTATCTAAAAAGCCATCAGCATCATCGTATGACTTAATATAAGTATAACCCAATTCTTCATAAATGTCAACCCCTTTTTCAAGGTCATCTGCCCAAACTGGAATGATTTCGTCATAGTCTGGGTCAGGACTGTCTCTTAGATGAACTTCGATTGGGTTATCACCTTTGAACTCTATGTTGATACGCTTTACGTCAGACAACTCGTTAAAGATACGTGGCACAGGTGGAAAATAGTCTGTTCTTTTCCATGCACTGAATCTATACATCTCCGGTCTTACTCTAACGCCTTGAAAACATGACACAGGTTTCCAGTAAGGATTAACGTCATGTTGAAACTCTACTGTAACAGAAAAATGGCGTCCTGTCAAGACCTCACACCAAAAATAACCAGGCGGAACTTGTGAATAATCATCGGGAGTAAGAGTTTTGAATGAAGCACCGATTCCCATGCCAGATAGATTGTAAATGGGTCTAACAATATACGTGCCCTCTTCTTTTGGTGTAGTGCCACACGGTCCACAGTCATAACCCAGTCTTTCAGAAAGCCATAATTTGTTGAACCAGTTGTGATGTTGAGGATATGCTACCCATGCTTCATAATCGTGTTGCATTGAACCTCCAATAGTTACCGGAGTATTTATCAAAGAATAAAGGGCGACCCGAAAGCCGCCCTCATGATACCGATAACAGGTATGATTATCTTAGAAGCTGAACGTCAAACCAGCGGCTGGCTTGAACTCTTCTGAGTCGATATTATACGCACCCTCTGCATATAGACCCATTCCGTTTACTTCACCGTAGTATCCAGCACCGATGTTTTGAGCCAAATCATCTTTGTCACCGTTTAAGAATGCGGTGACGCCATATACTGTTACGTCTGCTTCAAAGCCCAATGTCTCTGCTTCAACTTCATAAGATGTTGATAAGCCTAGACCAAAGCCATT